CAGTAGGTTGAGGGTTCGACTCCTTTCAGAAGCTCTATATAGTCAGGTAGTGGATAGGTAAACGGACTCAAGTTCGGTAAGTTGAAAAGGCACAACCCTCATTACGGAGCCCACATTGCAGGTTCGAATCCTGCCCTGACTACAAAACTCAGCCAGGTAGTTCAACTGGTAGAATGGCTGGCTTCATGCCACTGAATGTAGGTTCGACTCCTACCCTGGCTGCCAAACTCGGGAGTAAAACGGCGCCAAACTCGGGAATTGCTCTTTAGTATAATGTCTGATTGTTGATGCAAATGAAGCAAAAATGCATCATTATAGCCGCAATCAAGACTTAATGAATGAAAAAACCATCACGGTTATAAATCAAATGAAAGTAAAACTTTTGTCCATCACCCCCAATGCTGAAGAACACATTGTCGAGGTTGCGCGTGTTTCTAGCTCTCGCGAGAATAAGAAGGAAGATTACGAATCGCTCATACGGTATCTGATCAAGCACAAGCACTGGTCTCCGTTTGAGCACTCTTACATGACCGTAGAGATAGAGACCAGCAAGGCTATAGCCATACAGCTTCTTAGGCACAGGAGTTTTACTTTCCAAGAGTTCAGCCAGAGATACCAGAATGTAAATGCTCTGTCCCAGGATGGGATCTTTGAGCCTATACAGCTGCGTTGGCAAGCTCAATCAAATCGACAGTCATCTACCGATCCAATTAACTCTCAGGTTCTTGACAGCAAGGTGGCTATGGTTCTTGCTGCATGTGAGCAGCTGTACAACAATCTTTTGGAGTCTGGGGTGTCAAGAGAAACGGCAAGGTTTGTGCTTCCTATGGCCACGAAGACCACGTTGCACATGACTGGAAGTATCCGATCTTGGATACACTTCATACAGATAAGGGACGACTCTCATGCACAGAAAGAGATTCAGGATGTAGCAAAGTGCATAAAGAGTATATTTGCAGACGCTCTGCCAGTAATCTCAGAGTCAATTAAATTTAAATGAAAAAGAAAGTAGCACTTTTGGGACCGCCTAATTGGGCATTGGGATCAATAAACTTTTTTTTAAAAAAGTATTTATCAAAATACTATGACGTTTGTGTTTTAAGCTGGTCAATATCCCATCATGTAAAAGCAAGCATTAACGGATCTTTTGATGTGGTTATAGGTGAAAAAGCAATTTTGAGTTTAAATAGCATGGGTTATTTAATAAATAAAAAAACAAAGCTTATGCCAGTATTTCATCATAATTCAATGGAAATAAACTCATTGGAAACTAAAAGCAAAAGATTTGATAATGACGTTTCTGATGTTATTCAAGAGTATGATGTCTATGGAACTTCTTTACATGTGTGTTCTTCTGTTAAAGAAAGATATGATAAAGAATGCAGTTTGTTACCAATAGGAGTTTGTGATGATTTCTGGAACAAAAGAGATATAAAACAAATAAAAACAGCTGGAATAAATTACACAATTCCATATGGGAATGGAGATGACTATGAGTCTATAAAAAGATTTGGAATGTTTAGAGATATATGCAAAAAATCAAATATTGATTATTCCGTATTGGATGGAAAAAACTTTATGAGAGCTGGAGACATATATAGCTCTTGTGATGCGGTATTATGTACAAGTACAAGTGAAGGCCTTCCAATGGGTTTTTTGGAATGTGCAGCATCAAAGATCCCATTCTTCTCAACAAACGTTGGAATAGTTAAAGATTTTGAATCTTCTTTAATATTTAATGACTTAGAAGAAGCTGTTGTTTTGGTAGACTTGTTTAAGGATAACGATACGTTGATAAGTATTCAGGTTGAAAGGGCGTATGAGGAAGTTATGGATAAGCTATCTTGGCAGAAAGTAATAGACGAATACTGGTATCCAGAAATCGAAAAAGCAATCAATTAAAATGAAAAAAGCATTTTTATTCTTGACGGTTTTGTCAGTGTTGGCATCTTGCTCACCGTCTCAGCAAATCGCAAGAAACAAGCGATACTACAAGAGGAAAGAGTTGAACGCAGCTGGTCCTTTATTCCCAGGAACCAAGCCGTGTTGTTTGAGTTGTGCTAGTGTTCAGTTCTGATGTCGAATCTGATAGATATCAAGGACCGTGCAGATAAAGCTATTAAGATATGCCCTAGTGGCACGGAAGGTGAAGTTCTTGAACTCCACGGGCTACTTGTTGTACTTCCAAAAAAACCAGCCAAATCAGAGATACTTTTTCACGACAGGCCGAAGGAATTGCAGGTGTGGGGAAGACTGGATCTGCCTCAGGAATTGCTTAGGATTCGGTCTATGGACGAGTGGGTGGAGAAGGGCCCTGAATTTAGAGAGAAGTTTTCTCCATATATCGAGCAAGAATTTAGACGTAGGCGTGAAGGCGTTTGGTTTTATAACAACGGTGAGCCTACGTACATTACAGGGAGGCACTATATGATGCTTCAATGGACGAAGCTTGATATAGGATACCCTCAGTATTTATCGTTTCAGAGAGAGATCTTTCTTCATTTTGCTGCATGCGAGAGTGATGAAAGATGTCTAGGCCAGCTGTACACAAAGTGTAGAAGATCTGGGTACACAAACATATGCTCGTCAATCATAACTGATGAAGGGACGCAGGTAAAGAGAAAGACAATAGGTATTCAGAGCAAAACGGGTAAGGACGCACAGGAAAACATCTTCATGAAGAAGGTGATTCCTATGTTTAAGTCTTACCCTTTTTTCTTTAAGCCTATACAGGACGGAACAACCAACCCAAGGGTTGAACTGGCGTTTAGAGAGCCATCTAAAAGGATAACGAAAAACAATAAAACATCCTATGAGGCTGATGCTCTTGATACCATCATAAACTGGAAGAACACAACAAATAACGCATATGACGGTGAGAAGCTTCATCTACTATACCTTGATGAGGCTGGGAAGTGGGAGTCTCCTTCAGACATAACTGAAGCCTGGAGAATACAGAGAACGTGCTTGGTTATAGGTAATAAGATTGTAGGGAAGGCTATGGTTGGGAGTACGGTAAACCCGATGGGATCTGGGGGTAAGGAGTACAAGAAGCTTTGGGAGGATTCTGACCCGTCTGTAAGAAACCAAAACGGAAGAACAAAGTCTGGACTGTATAGGATATTCATACCAGCCTATGAGGCCTTAGAAGGATTTTTTGACAAGTATGGGAATCCAGTTGTAGATAATCCAGAAAAAGAAGTTGAGTCTATAGACGGAGGATTTATAACTATTGGGTCAAAACAGTTTTTGAGGAACGAAAGAGAATCCTTTAAGGGTGATGCCAGAGAAATGAATGAGATCACAAGGCAGTTCCCTTTCACAGAGGACGAAGCCTTTAGAGATAGCATTAACGGCAGCATATTTAATGTTGGTAAGATATACCAGCAGATTGACCACAATGACAACTTGTATCCAAATCCAGTCGTTAGGGGCAACTTTATGTGGGTAGAAAAAGACAAAACGGCTGCGTTTATTCCAGATGAAAGGGGCAGGTTCTTGGTGTCTTGGATACCGCCGAAGGAGTTCCAGAACGTAAAAAAAGAAGACAAGGGAAAGCTTGTTGCTCCGTTTGAGCAGTTTGGATGTGGGGGAGTTGACTCGTATGACTTAGACGCAACGGTAGACGGAAGAGGATCTAAGGGAGCTATGCATATGTTCAACAAGTTCAACATGTCCACCACTCATCCATCTAACATGTTCGTTGTTGAGTATGCCTCAAGACCAGACCTTGCTAGATTGTTTTATGAGGACGTTCTTATGTGCGCGTTCTTCTATGGTTATCCTCTTCTTATAGAAAACAACAAATACGGTATAGTCAGGTACTTTGAAAGCAGGGGATATGATGGATATGTATTGGATCGCCCAGACCACCTAAAGACAAGTGCCTATGCTGAGTCTGTAAAAACAAAGGGAATCCCGTCTAACTCTCAAGACGTGATACACGCTCACGCACAGGCTATAGAGTCGTTTATTTTTGAGAACGTTGGTGAGAACTACGAGTCTGGACTGATGGGCAAAATGTATTTCAACAGGACGCTAGAGGACTGGATAGGATACCGAATGGATAAAAGAACCAAGTTCGACTTGACTATTAGTAGCGGTCTAGCTCTTCTTGCTGCACAAAAAACTATTAAGCAAAAGGTTGTGACAGACTTTAACGAAAAGAAGTTTTTCAGAAGGTATAAATATAACGCTTAGAAAGTTTGTATATTTGCTTTGTAAAATAAGTATAAATGCATCCTTTTGACGGAAAAAAATCATCAAAGAATTTTCCCGACCCCCTGGCCCCAGCTGAAGTAAAGCAAAGCCAGGAATATGGTATTCAGTATGCTAAAGCTATTGAAAACCAGTGGGGTAAGATGGATGATGATCAAAGCATATATCGAAGAAGATATAAAGAATTTGAGAGAAATAGAGATTACGCTAACGGCGTCCAGGACACTACTATATATAAGCAGATACTGAATTCTCTGGATCCAAATAACGGCGATGGCACTCTTTTGAATCTTGACTGGAGCCCAGTTCCAATTATACCCAAGTTTGTAAAGATTGTAGTAAACAATATACTTTCTTCGGATCCATATCCAAACGTAGACGCTGTAGATCCTATTTCTAGCAGTGAGAAAGATGCTCAGAAAAGAACCGCTAGACTTCTTATAGAGAACAAGCCGTTCATATCAGAAATGAAGTCTTTTGGTGTTGAGTCCTCAATAGATGTTTCTACTGTCCCAGACACGCTTGAAGAAGCTGAGATATTTATAGACACGAATATAAAGACTGATGCAGAGGTTGCTGCTCAAATAGCTTTAAATGCAACTTTAAGCTGGTCTTCGTTTAATGACTCTGTATACAGAAGATGCATTAACGACTTAGTGTCTATCGGTATTTCTGTAACGAAGAGACAGTATGATCCTGCATATGGTATCGTTCAAGAATACATTGATCCTGTAAACTTTATACATAGCTACACTGACGATCCTGGACTCAATGATCTTTCTTATGCTGGTCATATCAAGAGAATTACGATTCAGGAACTAAAGAGAATTGCTGGGGACCAATTTACGGAGGAACAGTACAAGCAGATGGCCGATAAGGTCAAGTACAAGTACGGGAATGAGTCAAGCAAGATGTTTGACAGTTTCCATGACAGATTCTCTCAGCAAGATGTATATGGTTACAACGAGTTCACGGTAGAGGTTCTTGAATTCGAGTTCTTGTCTGTTGATCCTATGTACTTTGAGGACAAGACGTCTAGATTTGGGAACATAGGATTTTACTACAAAGGCAACTCATACAAGTATCCAAAAAACTCCGTCTTTGAAAGAACCCCATATAAGATAGAAAACACAACTGTATACGGTGGTAAGTATATCGTTGGTTGTGGTATGTTGTTTGACTATGGGTTGAAGACGAATATTCCCAAAAACATGTATGACATATCAAAGGCTAGAATGTCTTATTCTGCCGTTGCTGTCAACATGAGAAAGATGATGCCCAAGAGCCTTGTTTCTAGCGTTATCGGTTTTGCTGACCTGCTTCAGATCACACACTTGAAGTTGCAGCAAGCTATCGCAAAAGCAAAGCCAGACGGCATCATCGTTGACATCGAGGGTCTTGAAAATGTACAGCTTGGGAGAGGAGGAGAACTTCAACCGCTTGATATACAAGACATATACGAGCAGACTGGTGTGTTTTACTACAGAAGTAAGAACCCAGAAGGAGGATTCCAAAACCCACCTGTAAGATCTATTGAGAACTCAATAAGAAATATAAATGAGCTTATAGCTCTTTATAACCACTACCTCAGAATGATACGAGATGCAACTGGTATCAACGAGGTTATGGATGCGACAACTCCGAAGGGCGATGCTCTGGTTGGGGTTCGCGAGCAGGCAATGGCTGCTGCAAACAACGCTATATATGATGTGAAGCACTCTTCTATGATCCTATACAAGAAAGTATGTGAGGACATCATAAAGTGTATTCAGATACTCCCATACGCATCTGTGTTGTTTAAGGTTTATGAGAACGCCATAGGAAAGACGAACATGAGGGTGCTGTCTTCTTTCAGCGATCTTCCAATGTACAACTTTGGCGTGTTGGTTCAAACAAATATGTCCGACAAAGACAGAACATACCTTGAGCAAAACATACAGATAGCACTGTCTCAGAAAGAGATAGACATAGAGGATGCTATAGCTATAAGACAGCTTAGAGATGTTGACCAGGCTGAAAGACTTCTTATCGTAAGAAGAAAGAAGAGAATGAAGGCGAATATGGATGTGGCTCAGCAGAATTCTCAAGCTCAGGCTCAAGCCAACATACAAGTTGCTCAAGCCACTTCTCAAGCTCGCGTTCAGGAGATGCAGGTTGAAAGCCAGCTCAAGATGGAAGAGATGAAGATAAAGTCCATGATTGAGTCTCAGATACTTCAGCTTGAATATTCTTTGAGAAAAGATATAGAACTTATGAAGTCTCAGGCCATGCTTGGAATAAGAAGCGACGATCAGGACTACAGAAGAAAGCTTGAGTCTTTTAAGGAGGATAGAAAGGATGAGAGGGTTGAGAAGCAGGCTGTTCAACAAAGCAAATTGATATCCCAGAAAAAGGGAGACAGAGGTGAACTTGACGATTCTAACAGCAGTTTTATAAATAGTCTAATACAACAATAATGGCGAAGGTTAATCTTGACTCTTCTTCTAGAGTAGATGTTATTTGCAGAAAGGGAGATACGTTTGAGCTTACCATTGATTTCGGTCAAGCTATGTCATCATATATAACTGACGGATCTTTCAAGATGGAGGTTAGGACTTCTGACGACAATAACTCTGGCAATGCTGTCGTGTCCATGGATATGGAGGCTCTTACTCAAAACTCCTCTGGAATAGCAGATTCGTTACTTGTTATTAAAAAGCCAGCATCAGATATGGCTTTGGTTGCTGCTGGAACTTACGTGTACGATCTTCAATCTACAAAAAATCCAAGCTCAACACCAGTAATAAAAACGTGGATGAAGGGGTTCTTTACTGTAAACGAGGATATATCTATATAAAATGTCTAACATAACAGTAACATCTGGTAGCAACGTTGTTGTTAAGCTAAACCCTCAAGCTGTACCGCCTATTGTTGTGTCCCCAACGGCTGGACCTGCTGGACCTGCTGGACCTGCTGGGCCTCAAGGTCCAACTGGGCCTATTGGACCTGGTGGTGGTGCTACTGGTGCTACTGGATCAAAAGGTGATCCTGGAGACGTAAATAAAATAAAGGTAAATAACCAATCATTTGTTGATCTTAATACAGGACAGGTTTCAGACGAATATGCCCCGATAGATTCAAGTGGTGTTGCCAAAATAACACCAGACAACTTGTATTTTGATAACAATCAAATTCAAGGTCTTATTGGTATTACTAAATCAACTAGAAGTCTTACCTGGGCTATTCAACAAGCTTTTGGTCTAGCAAAATCAGCAGATGATGCTGGAATAAGAGTAGAAAAGCAGCTTAGATCAAACACGGCCACAAAGACTACCCTTCAGCCACAGATTGTAACTGGAGCTACTGGCGTAGTTGTTTCTAATTCTAGGGTTGAAGTACAGGCAGCTTCTGGGGCTTCTGGAGCTAGCGGATCAGTTTCTGGGGCTATAACAATTATAACAAACGATTCAGACTCTATTGTAATAAAAGAGACTGACATAGAGATAAAGGATCCAACGAAGTTTGAGCAAAACGTAACGTTTAACGGCCTTGTTTATGTAGATCCAGGTAGCAACTCATATAGACTTCCGACTGGTCCTTATACTGCTGGGCAGACTATAGCGGTTGGGGCTGATGGAAATATGTACTTCACGAATGCTGCTTCAGGAGATGGGGACACTGGTGCTACTGGTCCTTCTGGAATAGCTGGTGCTACTGGACCTACAGGGCCTCAAGGACCTCCAGGTGTAGACGCTGTAGGTACTTCATATTTTGGCCAGGTATCTAGGACCGTTAGCGGACTGGTTGGCATAGATACATTGAGCACGTATGTTCAATTTGGGTTTAACGGAACATTTGATTCAGCGAATTCATACGGAACTCTCCTTGGCCCAAGCGACAGATTCTCTATAGTAAACAACAGCGGACAAAGCACACAATACAGAGTTTATGCATCGGCAGATGTTTCTGTTGGGAATGATTACATTCTTGGTCTTAAGCTGGCTTTAAATGGAGTTCCTATAGACGTTACAGAGTGTAGAGCCCCAGCCTCTGGTGGAGCAGCAGGTTTGGCAAAGCTTTCAACATCTTGGATAATAGATGTCCCAAGTAATGGTGAGGTATCTCTTCTTATAGCCAACCATACTGATACAGCAGACCTTACTGTACAAAGAGCTAGACTTGTTGTTTCTACTGTTGGGTCTGACGGTGATGCTGGTGCTACTGGAGCCACAGGCCCCGCAGGTACAGCTGGTGCAGCAGGATCTACTGGAGCTACTGGCCCCTCTGGAGCCGCTGGTGCTGATGGACAAGATGGTGAGTCTGGAGCAACTGGAGCCACAGGTCCCCAAGGCCCATCTGGGGTAAATGGATCTCAAGGAGCCACAGGTCCTACTGGTCCTTCTGGCGGAATAGGTCTTACTGGAAACACAGGGGATACTGGAGCCACTGGACCCCAAGGTCCATCTGGTATAGGAGATACTGGCGCCACTGGCCCAGTTGGTCCATCTGGGTCTGCTGGGGCGCCTGGGGCTACTGGGGCTACTGGTATACAGGGCATACAAGGCCCCAAAGGAGATACAGGGGCTGTTGGTGACACGGGCGCAGGGGTAACTGGTGCCACTGGTGTTGCTGGTCCCACTGGAGCTACTGGTCCTGTTGGAGCTACTGGTATTACTGGCCCACAGGGTCCTACTGGATTAACTGGACCAAGTGGTCTTAGAGGGTTTACTGGAGTTACTGGGGCTAAGGGAGATGTCGGAAATCCAGGTGGTATTTCTAGAAAATGGAGAACGACTCAGCCAACGGAAAATGATGGTTCTGTTGATGGGATGATATATATGTCAAAGGTCTTGTTTAACGAGACTGGAGTCATGTATATACATAAAGACGCTATTCTTGGGACAAACGAGTTGCCATATATAGTTTCTTGGAATGTTAACGGAGGTGGTTTTATAATCGTTCAAGATGCAAGATCAACTCTTCAAGAGTCTGTTACAATAAAATACAACAGTATAAATGTAGCTAACACAATAGATCCATCTTATCCGTACGCGGAAATATCTTATACTGTCGTAACAAGCACATTTGTAACCACTCCAACTTGGAATGCAAATGAGACTATATATGTAACCGCCATACCAAATGGAGCGACTGGATCATCTGGAGCTACTGGGCCAATAGGCCCTACAGGACCTCAAGGGCCTCCTGGTCCAGCAACTACTATAGGGGCAACAGGAGCAACTGGCGTTGCTGGCGTTACTGGTGCTACTGGAGCAGGAGTTACAGGTGCTACTGGAGCTACAGGTCCAAGAGGAGCAACTGGTGTTGACGGAAATGTTGGTGTTAGGTATAATTTTTCAACGTCAACGTCTCCCAATGCAGAGTCTGGTAAAATCAGATTTAACTCTAGCACTTTTGCTGGCATAACAGAAATATATG